GCAGCACCGGTGCGAATACCGGGTTATTACCAATAACGCTTAAGAAGTTCGTCAGCGCTTGGGCCTGAGTTTCTTTAACGAGCAGTGCGCTGGTACCGCGAGCATCAACCCGGTAATCACCTTTAACGTCATTCCGTTTGGAGTTCTGCATGTTGAAGTGATAGAAATCGCTGATCAGCGGTTGGGTGACATTATCGTCCCAGGCTTTGACCTGGCGCCGGCGAACCGCGTTGGCAGCATTCATCAACATGGACATGCCGCCCAGGGTTTGACTTGCTGGCCCCTGCTCGCCCTGTTGTAGCATCGGCACGCCGCTGACTTCATCGAACACAGTGCGAGCAAGGCTGTAGATGCCGCTCATATCATTGAGTCGGCTATTAAATTCGAACGTGGTGAATGCCTGCTTGATATCTTGCGCAACACCTTCGACTTCCCAGACTTTAAACGGCGTCAGTTCCCAGCTTCCGTCCTGCGGTGAGACCAGTTTTTTGTTAACGCCAATCTGTGGGCCGGCAGTGATGGCGCCGTTATCCAGAATCATGCGCCAGGTGCTGTTGATGATTGACTGCTCATCAACGACCAACGCCGGGACACCATAACCAAAGATACAGGCGTCATCAGACTCCCAGTTGAAAACCCGATACACACTATCCCGGCTGTAATCCATCAGGTCCAGTCGAGCACCTAAAACAATGCCGCCGCAATAAAACACGGTTGCCTGCACATCCTCTAAGTGTGCATCCCTTTGCTCTTCAGCAGACTCAGGCTGCTTCATTAATCCGAGCGATACCAGCACTGACACACTCACAGGACCGCGGTATTCCCAGGTTTCATACCTGGTATCGTTCAAATCATCATTAAGGCCTGCCAGCTTTCTGACGTCATCCTGAAATGATGATTTATGCTGAGTCTGCTGCCCGGTCATGGCCAGTAACCGCATGATGCCGCGCTTATCAAAGCCTTTTCGTTTTTGCAGCCGGCGGACCTGAGTTTTGCTCATATAGCGCCGCTCGAAGGTGAATTCGGCTTCGTCGATAGTGGCGCCAGAAAGGTCCGGGTAAAAATCCCAGGGGCGAACAACTTCGACCGTCGGTACATAAGACTCTTTTTCGTCCAAGAGCCACTCGCCATTTTGCTCGAAGTATACGCGGTCAGTTTTGCCGGTAATAACCGGTCCCTTTAAGATGCCGGTACCGACCACGCAAGCATCATGGATAGCAACACGGGCAGATGCATTGTATCGAGCTTCCACTAATTGATCTTCAATCAGTCTTTCCATGTTCCGGCAGCGTTCGTCAATCAGCTCCTGCTTGCGCTGAGCCAGCATTGCGTTGGTAACGGTGTTGCCTTCGTCGTCCTGATACTGTTGTCCTTCAATCACAGCCGGCTGGTTATCCATTAACTGAGCACTGATTTCAGGCACCGGCGTTGGTTTGATGCCCCAGTTTTTGTCGTCAGACGGGAAAAGCAAATCAACCAGCTGCGCTTCTGCAGAGTTTGTTTTAGCTCGAGTCAGCTTAATGAAAACCTTTGAGCGCTTGAACTTGGTTTCCTGCTCCGGATCGTACTTGCCGTGGTAGAGCCGCAAATCATCCACCATCCGGCTATCAATCCGGACTCGCTCAGTCATGGTGTCAGTCAACTGGCGCTCTAAATGCTGGGCGAGCTTATCCAGCGGGCTCGTATCATCGTACTGATGCCCGTACTCTAATGGCTGAATTTTCATTGGTGGATTTAGTACCCGGTGCGGCTGTCTGCCGCGTTAATGTGTTGAGACTGCGTGTTGTTCGATTCTTTATCTCGCCAGCTGTAATCAGCCTCGCCCTGCGCACCCAGGCAGAGATACTGCAGCGCATCATGCGGATGCGAGTAGGCATTTTTATCAGCTGTTTCGGCGTATCGCTCGCCACTGGTATTGAGCCGTCGAAGCGCATAACCGCCATTGAAGCCTTTGCGGAGCACCTTACAGGACGGGCTTAGTTCAAATGCCGGAATGCCATCAGTGTCACCCAGCAAGAAGTAATTCACCGCTTCCCAGCGTTTTAGCGGCTGGTTGGTCGATGTTGGCCAGGCCTGAAGTTTGTACTCATCCCAGAGAATGCCAATCGGGCTGTTCTCGTCGTTACCGGATTTGGCGATACCGGCCGGATCACAGTAGGCTTCAATCTGCTTTCCTTTGAATGCCGGATACTTCTCAGCAAGGGTCGGTACCACAACTTCATCCATGAACTTGCGAATACCCATACCGGTGGCAACCAGCTCTTCCAGTATCCGCAGCTTCCCGTTGGGCATCAACTGGCCAATAATGCAGGCTGGCGTCCGGCCAAAGTCAAAACCGAGCAACAGCTTTTTGACTCGCGGGATAGGCAGCAAGTCGAACTTGCTTAAGTGCTTCGGCTCGTCCCACGCACCTTCGTAAATCGGCTTGCCTGTGCTGACGTTGCCGTATTTGTTTGCCAGGTTCACGCGGATCCAATCCGGCTTTTTGCCCTGCACCTGCCGGATGTAATAACCCTCGGGCAAGTTATTGAGGTTTTCAGCCTTTGGATTTGGCTTAAACGTCACTCTGATTGAACCGTCTGGCTGAACCAGTGGCACTTCAAATACACCAGGCGGCTGGCGCAGGAAGGTCCAGCCCTCCGGCTTCACATCTTCGGCCAGTTCGTAATACCAATGGTCGGTATCTGGCGCGTTGGTATCCCCAATCATGCCATGCCAGCTGCAGTTGTCCGGATACCGGCCGTGGCGGCCGTCACACATATCGACCACGGCTTTGCTTAGCTCTTTGACTTCGTTGAGCCAAAAGCCGGTAACCTGCAAGCCCCGGAGCTTGCGCACCGAGTCAGGCCTGTCCAAAGCAAGGAAAACGATTTCGGCAATAACCCTGGTGCCGTCTTCTAAATCAAAGTCGAGGCTGTGCGTTGGCGGAAAGTCCATATTGAACTTGCCAAGCTTAACCTCTTCATTGTCGTAGAGTTCGCGCCAGTCTTTGATGGTCGTGCCTTTCAAGTCCGGATAAGTGTTGCGTACAGCTATCCAACGGGACTTACGCACGCCCGATTTGTTGGGCGCCTGCTCGCATATTTGTTCAAAAACACGCTGGCAGCTGCCGTATGTTTTGCCGGAACCAATCGGCCCCATGATGAACGTCACGCGACCGCGTGCGTCCATGTACTGCCCTAGAACTTCACCTTGTGGAGCCGTAACAAATTCATATGTGGTTTGCACACTATTCGCTACCTGCAGCTTTCTTCTTGCCGGTCAGATTGCGAATGACAACCCGAGGCCGGTTGTCTTGCATTTCAACGCGATCAACAAACATCTTCAGGTGCTTGCCAAGTAATTCGAGTGAGCCCTTCTTGTCGGCAAACTTAAACTTCTTGGCAACTACCCGCGTCGTACCATCGTTTTCAATTTCAATAACGTCCATGCCAACCAGTGCAGCCGCGGTGTCATCATCCAATTCATGCAGTGGTTTTAAGGTGCCATCTGCATTGAAGCAGTTACGGATATCAGCAAATGCCAGCCGCGCGATTTCATTCAGAACTCGCTCAACCGTGATTTCAAGCTTGGCCAGCGACTTGCCCATAACCCTATCAACTTCGGCTTTAATGCGTGCCGTTGCCAGCATTCTGCTTGCCTGAGTCTTGGCGTTTGCCGGTTTATATCCAGCTTTGATTGCGGCATCCGTGCCGTTGTTGCCATTACTGCAGTAGAAATAAATAAACAGGATTTCGCGCTCACTAAAATCACCAGTTACTGCTGCGTTCGTGCGCTTGGGCATTATTCTGCACCAGTCGCTTTTTCAAATTGCGACATTCGAGCTTCATGTTCGCGTTGCTCACGTTTATCCCGGCGCACCTGCATCACGTAGTTGAGGCCAAAAGTAGCAAGGGCTGTCAGCACGCCAATCAACATGGCCCATTCTGATGGGCTGAGTGCACCCAAAACAAAAGTGCCACCGGCCGCGGTATATGACACGTTGGTGCTTACCTGTTCTGACATGGGTTTTCTTCCTGCTTTTTGCATTGCTGAGCCTCCCGCCACTTCTGGTAACGCTGGATTTCCGAGTCGCATAATTTCAAGTCGGTAATCAGCTGCAGCGTGTAGCGATGATGGTCTTGATTGGTCGAGCCATTAAATGGCTGTACTGGACAGCCCGAGTGTAAAAAATTTGCCGGAGGCAGCACTGTGACT